GTTCTTAACGGTAACACGTCTGTAGTAACGGTTAGAGTTGAGTTGAATGCCGTTGTCAGCAACAACACCGTTTGCAGCACCCGAATTTGCGAATGGGTTGTGAACCATTCCGTAACGGGTCTTAAATGCAATCTTGGGCTGGAAGGTGTTCTCGCCAACAGCACGAACCATTTGGAGGGGAACGTATGGGCAATAGAACAGACCAGCGTCATAAGGTGAAGAACCCTTATAACCGACAACGTAGTACTGATCCGAAGAAACGTTTGATGAATAAGGATCGATGTATACGCGATACTTACCTTGGAGAACACCAGCGAAGGTGTTGCCAGTGTCATCAACGTTCAGGTTAGCGTTGAGTGCAGGGGTGTAATCGAGAACACCAGCCATGGTCAGTGCTGAAGCAACGTCAGCAGAGCACATGATGATGTTGCCCTTTCCTCTACGAGTGCGCTGTGCAATTGCGTTAGCATCACGCTCGATTTGGAACAGAAGACCCTTGAACTTCTCAACCGACCAACGACCGTTGGAGTCAACGTCGAGGTCAAAAGTACCAGCGGTAGCGGTGTCATGCTGAGCACCTGCCTTAGCTGACTTATAGATGGTACGAACAACCTCACGGTTGATTTCAGCAAGGATCTCAGAGGACAGAATGTTGGACAGCTCTGACTCAGCATCCAGACCATGGATAGCACACAGGTCTTGTGCGAGTTCGATGCTGTACTCTGCCTTCAGAGCACGTGACTTAGCGGTAACAGCAATCTTTTCGATGCTGAAACCCATTTCACGGAAGTCAGGAGTAGTGCCATCGCTATCGAGACCTTCCGAAACTTCGGTGCCCATTGCTACGTCAACGCCGTAGTTTGCCTGGTTGCCGCTGTCATTCAGAACAGCAGGGTTGTCACCAGTGACGCCAATGGTAGCAGCAGGATCAGTACCAGCAGCACCAGATTGACCAGTACGAACTTCGTTGAAGAAGGTCTCGTCGGTAGCACCACCGCTCTGACCATCATACTTAGCACGCATTGCGAAGATCAGTCCAGTAGGACCGCTCATTGGTTGAACGCCAGCGAGGTCATATGCGACCAGGTTTGGCATTGCACGTCTGATCAGGGAGATCAGAACAGGGTCGAAACCTGCAACAGGACCAGTTGCAGTTGCGTCAGTGCTGAAACCAGCAGCGCCGACACCAGCACCACCAGCGGTGTTGGAACCAGTGCTCATTGTTGGGACAGCTTCAGACAGAATCTGACGCTCTTGGCGTGTTACACGCTCTTGGTTTTCAAGCAGGACGGAAGTGACAGCTCTCTTGTAGTTATCTTCAATCTTAGGAAGATCACCGTGCTCAAGAACAGGTGCCCACTTCTCCTGGAGTTGTTGGGACATGCCTAACATTTGTTTTTCTCCTTAAAAAGTAGTAGTAGGTTTAATAATTATTTCCAACGGGAGATTGCCTGTACATAGGCAGCCATTGGACCCTCAGCGGGGGATGCAACTTCATCAGTTGCAATGTCTTCCTTCAGTTCAACTTTTGCCTTAGGGAAATAATTTTCCTTGATAGTTTCCAGTTTGGACTTAAAGGACTCCTCGGATTCAAACTCAACACCTTCTGCAAGGGAAGCAAGCTTCTCTGCTTGGGTGTCAGCAAGACCCTTAGAAACTTCAGCAACAATCGATTCCTTTACAAAGGTCTTGATTGTGCCATTGAGTGACATGTTCTTTTCAATTTGCTCATTGAGCTTCTCTTCCATCTCATCTAGTTTGCTTGTCATCTCGTCGAGAACATCATATTTATCTTCAGGGAGTTGTACATTATTTTCTTCAAAAAGTGATGCCATACCCTTCATCAGGGACTCTGCCATCTCAAGTTTGATGCCGTTGTGGATTTCGAGTTCATTCTCTTTTCTCCACTCTTCGGCAACATAGGTGAGGAACTTGTCCATCTTCTCAGCAAGTTCCGACTTAACGGTTTCTACTTGCTCGGAAAGACGTGCCTCAAATGCTTCTTCAATCTTCTTAGTTTCTTCAGCAAGTTTCGACTTGACTGCTGCTTCGAAGATTGTTCTTGT